GTTAAGGTAGTACATCGCATCTTTATCTAAATTAGCTTTTGCTTTTTTTAATGCTTCGTCATACTGTTCAGAATTGATTCTTGAACCAGCGTGAACTTCTACACCAGCAGCTGCAAATTCATATCTAATTCCTCTATCTAGAGCTTCTAAGCTATAAGGTAATTTCATTGCATCTATCTTTTCTTCTACTACAACAGGTTTAATTGTTTCATAGAGAAGACCTCTGTTTTTAAGAATTTGTACTGTATCATCGTACCCGTTCCATTGTGTGATGTGTTCTGGGTAACCAAGTCTCATTTGTCTTACAAATTCACTCTTAGCCATTTTACCCTCTTGTACGGCTCTATGCTTTTCTGTTACTGTGTATGTTCTCATTTTTATAAATAGTCAAACGCTTTAGTATGTGATGGTCGTTTAGGACGACTAACCTGCTTGTAACCTTGCTTCTTAAGCGTTTTAATCGCTCGAGTAGCCTTTCCAAATGCAGCTGGTGTAGCATACTGTGCTCCATCGCCAGGTGTAAATGATGCTCCGCCACTATTAGTAACGTTAGCTTCGTCTAATTCCTGCTGTACTTCTCGTACTAACTGAACTAGTTTTGATCTTGTCATAAGTTTTTAAGCTCGTTAACTAGATCGTAATATTGCATTAAATTAACTAAGTGAGAATCATTAACCTTATCTGTCTTTTTTAAAGGCTTGATAGATTTAGATACTTCATCTAATTTAATTTTAATAATATCATCAGATACTTTATTACTCAGCTCTTTAACAGCTTCTGCAATCTTAGTAAATTCTTGATTAACAAAATTATATAGTTTTTTACTTGAATTAACTGATGTTATAAATTCTTTTAAAATGTACTTTTGTTCTGGTAATAAATCCTTATATTTAGAATTAAACTTTTCTAAAAGTATTTTAAATGTTAATAATTTTAAATCCTTATCGTACTTAGAATACTCCTCTATTAATGAATCTTTAACATCTTCTTCATTTTGCTTTTTAGATGTTAAGTGTTCTAATAAAGTAGTTTTATTACTAACTAAGAAGTTTGGATCTACTAAATCCGAATTATTCTGAGCTTCTAATAAACAATAAAGAGATGCTAGAGCTTTATAGTCTCTAACACTCATACTAAAAAATTCGTCTAAATTATAGTTAGACTTTATTTCTGATATTAAATCGTACTTTTCTTTTTTTAGTGTTTTTTGATTAAATTTTCTTGAAACCTCCGTAATAGTGGATATGATTGTTTCTGCTTTAGATTGATTAACTGCATTGTTTTTAACAACAAATTCATACAGTTTATATTCTTTAGCTAAAGTAGAATTACCGCTATAATACTTTTTTAAGATCTTAATAGCTTTTGACTCTTTATTTTCGAGTACATCAGCAGCGATTTGCTTTACAAGCAATTCATATATAAGACCAGTATTGCGATACTTAGAATGTTTTATCTTCATTGTATACGTTTACTATATATAAATATGTATTAATTCTCTAAATCTTTAATATTATCCTCACTTAGCATTTTAGACTCTTTACTAGAACGCTTTTTAAAAACAATATTTTTAAGATCTTGCTTGTTCCTATGGTAGATAGCTTGGGTAGTAAGGTTCTCAGCAACGTTTTCGTTGTCAGATGGATACCCGCCTTTCATACCGTGAACACCTAGAGGATCACGTCCACCTAGTGCATCATTAGTACCGTATACAGAAGCTTTCTCTGTAGGCCTTCCGCCTTCAGGTCCAGGTTGTCCCCATTCAGGTTCTGTTTCTGAATAGCCTGGTGGTACGTCTTCAGTTCCTCCTCCTTTAGGAGTAGAAGTAGCTCTTCTACCGTACATAGACGCTAAGTCATGAGGTGTACCATATGTTTGACCAGATTTAGCTGGATCATTTCCTTCTCCTTCTATTTGAGCTATTCTAAATGTTCTTTTAGAATCTTCTCTAACTAGATCTCTCATCTCCATATATTGATCTTCAGATAAATTAAATATATTTTCATATATGTAATCTGAGGAAAACATTTTAGAGTCTTTCATTTGAGCAGCTAAGTCTACTTTTTCTTTAAGTAGTGCTACTTTTTCTTGTTCAAATATAATTGAAGGTGTAGTTAATTTTATTTCGAAGTTAGTTAAACTTTCACCAGAGAATCCTTGTGCATATAAATGTACCAGAGCTATTTTTGTAAGCTCAGATTCCATAATTTTCTGTATTCTTTCTACTGTTCTTGCAAATCTTATATCTTCTGCTGCTAATGTAGCTTTACCGGATAAATCTCCTTCATACCCAAAATATGCTTTTGGTATCTTAAGTGCAGCAAACATTTTTTGTAGTAGGTAATTAACATCAGTTGTGCCGTCGTACTCTAATCCTTTAGTAGTTTCAATTCTAGTAGCAGTATCACCTCCTCTAACAGGTAGATAGAAATCTTCCATCATATTCTGCATATTGAACTTAAGGTTATATTGCCCATCTTCTCCAACATATGGAGTCTTTTTCATAGTATTGATAGTCTTTTGCATAAACTGCTCAACTTCATTTGGAGGAACATTACCAACATTTATATAGAACATTCTTTTTTCTGGAGCTCTCATGATTCTATGTATTAACATAGCATCCTCCATCAAGGTAACTTGTTTATATATTTTTCTAGCTGGTTCTAAATAAGACCTACCGTAAGGTAAATAAGAGGTGTCTGATATTAATCTAAAATGGGCAATTTCGTAATTATCGAAATCTATAATTTTTTGGTTAGATTTACGTTTTGGTAGGTAATTAGTACTCTGTGATGATGCTAAACCATCAGGATCTAATTGAAAGACTACCTTAGAAGGATTTTCTGGATCTTCTCCTTCTCTTCTAATCATGTGATAAACTGTATAAGGAAGTACATTATATACTCCAAACTTTTCAGAGATTTCTAGCTTTAAAAAGAAGTCTCCATATTTAACCATGTTTCTAGTCCATGACCAAAGGTTAAACTCTATATTAAGTACATCATAAAATAAATTATAAAGTACTCTTTGTATGTTTTCATCTGATGACTGTACCGCTAATATTTCGTTTTGGTCATTTTTAACAGTAGCTTCGTCAGCTATAATGTCTAATGCTGATGCAATGATAGGGTCAGTATCCATTACTTCGTAGTCAGAATAAAGTTGTATACGAAGAGTCTGGTAATTTATATTAGGATTAAATATATTCTTATTATTGTATATATACAGTCTACTAAACCTGTCTACTAGTGAATTAGTTTGATACCTACCGGTACTCTGTATTTTATTTACATCAGCAATTTTTAGTTCTTTTCCACCGACATTTCTGATAACTACGTCGTTTGAAAAAAGTCTTCTAAGTCTGCCAAATAATGATTTGTCCGCCATTTAGGTACGTTTTAATTATAAATAGTCTATTTTAGTAACCAAGAGATATCTTGTTCGCCTCCCGGTGTATTAACAATATAAGGATTTTTTACCTGATTACCAACTGTTTTTATGATAGCTTGGTTCTTAGCATTAAGGTTAGAGAAAGAAGATAGTTGTGCTCTAGCTAAGTCCATTCCTTGTTGCCTTAGTCTTAAAGCTGTATCTCTTACGTATAGTGCAGTAGCAAAAGAAATTATTAAATCATCATTATATCTATCTTGAGCTTGAGCTTTACCGTTTTTCCATATAAATACTCTCATTTCAGCCATAAGCCTTTTAGACTGTACATGTACTGAATGTTCTCTAATATACTCGATTGCTTTAGCAATAACTAATGGACGCGATTTAGCTGACATAGTAAAGCCAGGTACTAATTTATCTCTTTCGTATTTGTGCATGTACGACTCTACTGTATCTCTGTTAGTAGTGGGACTATAGTATAAGTTTCTATACTCTCTTTCCATTACCTGTTCTATAGTAGCCCATCCAATATTCGCATTTTCTACCACTAAAAGTGCATCATTATACTCTGATGCTATTCCTACAAGTACATTTCCAAAATCCTTGGGAGATATTTTTCCTTTATATTCCCCTACTTGTACACAGTTCTCTATGTCGAATATGTGAAATGCAGAATAGTCAGTAGAATCACCTCTAGCAACGTCGGCAACAACCATATAAGATTTACTATAGTCAACTCCTTCCCATATCCATAGATTATTATCTACTCCTCTTTTCTCCATAGGTTCTTTCTGATACGTTTCTTCGTAGAAAGTGATATCTTCTGGTTCAAATACAGTATCTCCAGAGCTCAAGAAGTCACAGTCACATTCCTGTCCTGCCATACGAGGTCCTAAGTCTGCATCTTGTTGATTTCTCCAAGCTTGGTTTCTTTCAGGGTGTACTGTCCAAGGTAATCTTATAGGCAAAAAGGAGTTTTCTCCTGTTTCAGCCTTTTCCCATGTTAAGTGAAACCAGTTACCAATACCGTTAGGAGTAGATAGTGCCATACATTGTCCACCTGTAGCAAGTGTTTGTTGAGCAGCAGTATATGTTTCATCAATATTGTCGATAAATGCTGCCTCATCTATTAATAGTAACGATACCGCTTCAGATCTTGCAGCATCAGCATTTGATGATTTTGCAGTTATTTTAGACCCGTTTTTTAATCTTAAGGATAATTTATTTTTTTCTACTGCTCTTAACTTTAACCACTTAGGTAGCTGATCATACATAAAGATAGTCTTGGTAACTAAGTTTCTTGCTGTTGCTTGAGTAGTAGCAAGTGCTAATACGTTTTTGTCTTTATGAAAGAGCATTAACCATAAACTATAAGCAGCAGATAAAGTTGATATACCTAGCTGTCTAGATTTAAGTGTAATAATATACTGGTTGTCTCTAAATAAATGTAAGATTTTTTCTTGAAAAGGATATAACGCAAATAAAATTCTACCTCTAGTGGGGTGTTGAATAAAGCAATACTTCTTCATAAAGTACGCCGGATCTTTTACACATTTAAGATATTCCTGTGTAATGATCTTTTTAATATCTGTTGCCATAACTTTTATTCGTGTTTAATACCGCTCTTGAAAATATTTGGAGCTGGTTCATTAACTGTAATAGGGCTGGATATAGTGGGCTTAAAGTCAATTAAATTATCTATATTTTCAATAGCAACGCTAAAATAACCTCCTAACTTTGTATCTATAAAGATAAAGTGTTTTACACCTTCTTTATTAATGTAATTCCTAAAGTAAGTTTTAATAAATGCTTTTCTTAATTCTTTAGGGTCGTCAAGGATATCCTTAGTAAAGTATTTATTAGCTTCTCCGTTAGGGTATAACTTGGAAGCAAATTGTTCAACTTGATTAAGTAAATCTCCGGAGTCTTCTTTTTCAGATAAAGACGCAATAAATAAATCTGGTCTTATATTATTTTCTAGTTCAGGAAAACTATTTTTCTTTTGGATTAATGGTAGTGTATCCGGTATTGTAGTATTACGGCTACCTAGTCTACCGCCTATACCTTTTACTTCAAGGTACTTACCATTCCAACTTAAATCACCTTTATCCCCAGTCATCATTTTAATATCCTTTAACAGTAGTGCTAAAGCAACCTCAGCTTTACCAACTCCTCTTCCACCTTCATATCCACCTATACTCATTAATTCCTGTACAGATTTTTTAGAAATTCCAGATTGTGATAACTTATCTACAAGATTACCTTGGTTTCCTAAATCAGAAAAAGATAGCTGTCCTTGATCAACGTATCTGTTAAATGCTTCTAAATCATCGTTGTCAGCTAATATATTAAATATTTTTTGTGGAGCGTTCAACCCTTCTATTGTAGAATCTGTAATGTCAGCTGCTGCAGTAGTTTTAAAAAAAGAATTTTGTAATGGACGATTTTTTATATATTTTACAATATGTTGCATTGCTTCCTTATCATTTTTAATAGATGATATAAGCTGTGCAAGTTCTTCGTCTGAGATCACATTTACATCTTTTTCTTCTTCTGTGATTAGTTCAGCTATAAGTGAATCTAAAATAGCTTTGTCTTCTGGGTTATCCATAGTAGGAGTACCTGTTTTAGATCTCCAAGCCCACTCTGTATATAGTTTATCTGTAATGTTCATTATGCGTCTGGTTCTTCACCTGCTTCAAAGTCAACAGGTTCATCTGATAAGTCAGCTCCTCCGCCTTCTTCACCACCTTCACCTCCTGCTAGAGCGTCAAGAGCATCTCCTTCTCCTCCACCGCCGCCGGTGTCATCTCCTCCAGGAAAGTCTCCTCCGCCGCCGCCACCGCCTCCGGTGTCAACATCAGCAGGTTCTCCTTCTCCTGCTCCTTTCATTGGTGATTCTCTGTAAAGAACTTCTAATCTATCTAAAGCTTGTTGATAGTCATCTATCTTATTTATATAGTACCTTTTACCTTGAATTTGAGCTTGGAATCCGTCTCCCATCCATTTCAAAATATAATCTTGTCCGTTCTTTAAATTAATCCTGAAAGAAGTAGGTCTAGGAGATATCCAATCAATAGATTCAACAAACTCTTTAAATTGTTCTGTCTGTAGTTTAGTTAAAGCTATTCTTAATGTAGGAAACTTACCTAATATTTTATCAGTAGCATCTTCAAGAACTGTATCTTGAGGAGCATCCATATCTGGTTCTTCTTCAGGTGCAGGTTCTTCTTCAGGTTCTTCTTCGTTTAATTGATCAAGTAAACTTTCTTTAAGTACCTCTTCGTAAGCTTCTAATATAATATTTTCTAACTCAGCTTTTTTCATTTTACTTTTTTCTTCTTTTATGTCCATGGTTAGATTCAGTAATAACTTTTAATTCACTAACTGGTATATCTTTAACTGTTTTGCTTCCTTCTTTAAAAAATACATCATAATGAGTTACTACATGTTTATCTCCTTCTTTAACAAGAGTATGCTGTTCTTCTAAACAAATACCGTGTCCATATTTTTCATGTAGAACGTGATTAGCACAATCATGAGCTATATCTCCTTCTTCACCCATATACTCAGATCCATCTGGATTAACAGCATCGGGAGTGATTTTAGGTTCAGGATACATTTCTATAGCTACCCGTACAAAATCTCTTCTTAGGTTTTCGTCTCCTAGCATCTGTTGTTTAAATATAGCGGAGAAGGGTTGGTCGTCTCTTTTTAAAATAGCAGGTAAGATATCTTGAGTAATAAATTCTTCTTTTTGAGGATTTAATAGTTTTTTTGCAGTAGCTCCTTTTGAAGCATTTCTGTAAGTAGCGTCTAAAGTTCTTTCTAAATAATCGAAAAACTGTTCTCTTGCCTGATCATACGCTGGGGTACGTATTGAATTAGAAGCTTCATCTAATCCATCTGCTGTTTGCTCACCTCCTTGATCTGTTTCTGTATCTGGTGCTTTAGCAACGTAATTAAGTAATTTTAGTACTCTTTTTATATTTCCGTTAGATGTAAAATCAGTAGGTTCTTTATCGTTTATTTGATTGAAAAGAGATAATAGAGCTGAAGCCATTGATTGTGCATTTTTTACATTAGCATTATAACCACGTAAAATAGTGTCTGGTATTGGTTTAGCATCTGCTTCGTTAACTCCTTCGTATCTATCTCTAGGTTGTTGAAGTTTCATATCTTTTACATCATCTTTTATTGATGCTAAAGCTCTTATAAAGTTATTAAATTCATCTGCAGGTACTACTATATACTTTCCTCCTATATTAATCTGAAGCATTAATCCTTTTTTACCGCCTGAGAATCTTGTAATTTGAATACCGTTTCTATCGTATAAGTCAGTAGCTTCTTCTAATTTATTTTCATATAAATCACCTTCTTCCATATAATCTTCTAGATTCTTATCTACTGGTAATTGAAATTTATCAGCTAATGCTAATACTATTTCTGCTGCTGCGTCTCTTTCTGAAATATCATCGTTGTTAGCCATGTTTTCAATAGCTTTTAATACATCAT